ACGATATCAAAGAACTCGATTATCCCCTTTTTGAAGGACTATTTGATTAATTTTTTAACTCGTCCATTTTTATTGGACACTAATAATATATTCTGTTAATCCTTCAAAAAGTTGGGAAGATATAGAGTACATTTTATATTCATCCAAATAAATAAATGACTTAATATTATCCATTTTCAAATTCCTTTCTTCGATCTTCTCTATTTTTATTAAATTGTTTTATACTCTTATTTCGGCTTTCCATAATTGACTTAATTGCTACATATCCTCCAGACAGGCAAACAATAATAGTCAATGCTAATAATATAATATCAATTGTTCCCATTGTCTAAAGAATTTAATTTGTTCATAATAGCATTACTAAACAAGTAAGAAACTATGCATAATAAAATCGAACAAACAAATACAACGGTTTTATCAACAATGTATCCTTTTGTTTGTTCCGCAAAGTATAATACACCAACAATCGCTGACAGTATAACAATGAAGATAACAGAATAACCAATAAATGTTGATTTTTCTTTTGGAGTCAGTTCTGTTTCTCCATTTAACTCGTTTAAATTTGTCAAATTTAAAGTAAGTCCAAAGAACGCGACATCCACAGGACTTATCAATTGTTCCCAATCTTTATTAAGTGAAAACAGGCACATAATTATCCTTAAGAATATGGGAATTAGTCCTATAATAACTGTATATATTACCCACTTGCATTTTCTCATTTGTGTAAAAATAATATTTGATAACGCAAAAATATTATTTTTACAGAATAATGCAATTCTAATAGGTATATTTTTTATTATGAGTGTAGCCATATCTATTTCTTGTTTCTTCTTCTGCGCGAAGCCATGTCCTTACCCTTCACCTTTGTAACCTTGGTACCGGTAACTGTATGGAGCTTGTCACGCTGCATTAATACTAAATTCCTGTATGGTATCTCATAGACCACTTCCCGGTATGACAGATGCAGATTTTCCATGAACGATGCAATCTGTCCCAAGAGAGTATCATTTCCTACGACCTCGGTTTCGCTGCCAGCAGACTTACGTTCCTCGCCAAGCTGACAGCTTTGAGAAAAACCTTTGAGTCAATCATAGAGAGTGCTTCATCTAAAGCATTTACGTTTTCTTCGTATGTTCCTTTTGCCAGTTCTTCACTCAAGTTTTCGTCACCAGCTATCAGCCAGGAGAGAGCCTTGCTGTAAGCCTCGCTTTCTCCAAGGGAGAGAAGCACTTCTTTCAAATTGTCTGCTTCTTGTACGCCTGACAAATGGGAGATTGCCCCGGCCAGCTTGTGGATAGTAGGAGGGTAGACCGTGTAGGCTTTCCCAGCGACAAACACCGTTCTGAAATCACTTCCGATAATGGATTCAGTTACTATTTTTGCTCCTTGATTCATTCTGATAAAAGATAAAAATTAAGGGGTGAAGCCATAAAGCCCACCCCTGTTATGGAATTCAATCTCTACCTATTGGATAGGCATTAAGCACCTGCTTTTACTTCAGATGAGTCAAACCAGTATTCCGGTGCAACTTCTGCATTTTGTGGTTCCAGTTCCACCGCACTTACAGGAATACCGACAGCCTTGTCTGTTGTGGCTTCACGTGCACCGATGTCAGCACGGGGAATCACACAATACTGGTCATCGTCAGTCAAAGCGACAAGTAACTTCTCAATGTTTACCTTGCCTCTTGCTCGTTTCCAACCCTTATCAGTGTTAATTACATCACCACCCATGAGGTCTTTCTTGGTCGGATAGTCGTACTCACCAATGGTGAAGTTCACGGTTACATCGCCCATTTCCTTATCACTACGATAAGTCTGACCGGTAAGCTGGTTCTTGTAGTTAGTGCGGCTTGCTTCCGCTTCTTCAAGTGTCCATGTATCCTGATGGATATTCTTAACCTCTTTTAAGGTTTCACCTTGTAAAAGAGTATATAAAGCCTGCCCAGTCAAATCTGCTGTGATAGCATTTGTCTCGCCATACCAAAGTTTCTTGATATTCACGGCGGTGATTTTCTTTGATTCTGCCATATTATTTCACATTTAAAACTTCAAACAAAATTCTTACATTCACATAGTGACACTTTAAGGATGTGTCCTCCTCAGTTCCGATTGACTCGATGGAATAATGATAGGTGGTACCATCATAGCGTCCGGTTATTCCGTCAAACAATTCTTGCGCCTGTTTCTCCAGCTCGTTCAGACGGATGGTGTTGGCTTCACCGTCTTTCAGGTCGGGAACACAAAGGTTCACTTCTACGAAAGATTTCTTCCAATATTTGCTTGGCTGTTGTTTCTTGGCATGAATGACAATCCTTTCGGATTTCAATTCGCCCGTCAGCTTCTTGCCGTGAGGAACGATGGGAATACCGAAAGGCTGGCAATCACGGTAGAGTATGTTCGCGATGTCGGTAGTTACTATCATTTGACTTCCTCCTTCAATCGTTTCTCAGCGTATAGAGCCGCACCAGTTGATACTTCATAGCCTTTAGATTCGACGTGCGAGGCATACTCAGCATCGTTTCTAATCACCAATCCGTCATCCTCAACTGAATACTTATTTGACTTACGGAGTGTTCCAGTCCGGTTCTGATAGTTGCCATTCTTTACAGCGTAATCGACAGCCTCTTTACCAACCTTCTCCTCAACGGCTTTCACCTCGGCATAACCTTGTTCGAAAAAGCTATCCACGTCCGAAAAATCAAACTTCACATCCATATCTCTGAGTAACCAAAATAGTTTGTATTCTTCACCATGTAAACTTTGCCAGTTCCACGGACATTCTCACCGTCCATACATCTGACTTCATCACCAGCACTCAGTGAGATTTTCTTCTCACAGACTACGTGATAATTCGGTCGGAACACCTCACCGTTCTCCGAAGTAAACTCCTTGGTCGAGTTATCATCACAACGGCATTTACACACGTCCTGCCAGCTTTCACCACCGGTTCCGGGGATAGGTCGGCCAAACTCGTCTGTTTCCATCGGAGTAAAGACCTTAACCTGTAATGTATGTGGAGCAAATATCATAGGAATCTGACTTTAGGTTTATCGCTTAACGTATCTTCAAGACCATACTTCTTGCACAAGAAAGAATAGTATTCCTTTACGCCTTTTGTATCCCATGACATAGAGAAACCGTTCTCACTGATGGAAGTGGCACGGAGTAATAGAGAGGGGATGAACTTCGCCATAGCCACTGAAACAAGTCCGATGTTTGACGGGCCCATCTCATCCTCTCCGCTTACTTCTGAAGAAAAACTTATCTCCAAAAGGTCAGCCTCCGACAAGTTGATGCCGAAGGTCTGAAACTTCTGTGATATGTAGTCATTTACTGTCATGCGTTCATGGTTGACAAATCAAAGTTCACAATCAGATTCGGGTTCGTAATCTGAGGAATCCACTCTGCGGTGTATTCCAGATAACGACCGTTCTTGTCCTTGTAACCGGAAATAAGCATATCACCGTCTGCCTGGGTGTAGTTACGTCCCGGTACGCCGTCCACTGCTTCGTATGGAGTGTGGAAACGCATATAACCGACCTTATCCTGCGGAAGCAAGGTGATACGGTCGTCGGCGTAAATCTGCACGTTCTTTCCGGTCTGGTCTTTTACGTAATCTTCCTTGATTTCAATGGCCGGAAGCCCGATGCCAGTGAACACTTGGGAAGCCAGTTGAGATGTAATCAAACCGGTTGAAAGGTACATTTCATTTCCTGTAAGCTGCATCTTGAACTTGTCACCAAACTCAGCCGACCCGATGATATTCTTCACGAAAGTTCCTCGGGACATAATCATCTTCTGGAAGTTTCCATAATCAGCTTTCAGAGCATTAATCTGCTGCTGCAAATAGGTGATGAAGTTCGTCTTCGCACCAGTATCAGGCTTGATGAACTTGAACGGCAATTCAATGTCGAGAAGGTCAACGCCTCCGGCATTGTCATCCTTATTCTTGACTGTTGCTTCTCCGGTCATCAGAAGTGAACCTACAATAATATCCATGCGCTTGTGGGCTGCCAAAAGTACCTGACGGTAATCATCATAGATGAAGTTCACGATTTCCTGCATGGCTGCTACCTGGTCGGCAGGTTTAGCTGCATTGAACTTGTCAATCAAGTCCTGAAGCTCAGACAAGCGGTCAATGGAAATCTGGTAAGCATCGCCAAGATAAGCGATTTCACCATATCCTGAGCCGATATTCCGGCGTTCACGGATAGGCTTCTCACCATAACGAGAGTTGATAGAACCGGCCATCACGCCCGTAACTTGTCCGATGTAGTCCTTGAACACACGAGTAGTCGTTCTACGGAAATCGAGGTACTGCTGCCAGTAGATTGTATCCTTACGAGTCTGAAGGACACGCTGAATAACGGCGTTAACGATGTTGGGGTCGTTAAACAGAGTATGAATAGTTAGCATCATATATTAGTCCTCCTTTCTTTATTTGCTTGCAATTATACCTGCTGCTCTCAACGATGCTAGAAGAGCATTAATTTTATCTTTCTCATCACCACCTGCTGCATCATCAACTTTTGCACCCTGCTTTACCAATCCCAAGGTACTTGAGTTAGCTGCCTGATAGGTAGTGTTATTGTCCGTCCAAGGTACTTCTACATACGCCTTTCCACCTTCCAATGCTACTGGATATTTCTTTCCGCTTTGAGAGAATCCCAACTGAATACCTCCCATCACAGAATCAGAAGCTTCTGGCAGTTCATACGAAACACCAGCCGGGGATTGCACGCCTGCAGCGTTGAACTGGAAATGCGGCATGTTAGCCTTATCAATGTCAGAGAAAGGCATAGCCAATTTGGTAGGCTCAATTTCAAATGCTCGCATCAAAAGAGCAACTAATACAACGCCTTCTTCTACTTGTACTCTTCCGTACAAAGCTGAGTTAGCAACTACCTTTGGAGTAGTACCGCTTACAGCTGTAGCTTCATAGAGTACAGTACCAACTTCCACTGTTTCGCCAAAGTCGGCAGCCAGTGTCAACTTATCGAAAGCTTTGTCTGATTTGTCAATACTGTTGATGGTAGCTCCATGAGAACCATTACCCAGATGCATACCCACATAAGCCAAAGAGTTTTTCTTGATCTTCAAAGTGGTATTGGAACCGGTGGTAAACTTTTCATAGACTTCTACACGGATGGCCACCTGAGCGGTTTTCTTTACTAAGTCGGCGGCAATGGGAGTGAAGGATGGAAGAAATGAACCAGCAACAAGGTTGGTCGTATCCAGCTTGTAAGGCCCTCTGCGTCTTACTCCGGTAGAAACATCATAGCGTTCCTCGATGGACGGTTCAGGCTCCATGTAATACTTGTATCCTGCTGACATAAATTACTTGTTTTGTTGTTCGACAATAGATTTTGTGTCCGCCTCAATCATTTTGGCGAACTCGCTCGCTTCCTTCTCCTGCTTCTGTTCGGCAGTTTCAGGAGCTTTGGAGAACTGAAAACCGTTGTTAGACATATCCTGCTTCATGTCCTTGAAATAAGTGTCCAAGTCGGTGTTTTCGGGAATGTTGCGGTCTTTCAGCATAAATTCGGGAATACCGTACTTCTTCGCCACTACTGAAATCTGAGAATTGCGCTGCGCCTGCGCTTCATTTTTCTCCATTTTGGCCAGCTTGTCGGCAAACGGCTTGATACCGGCGGCGATGCCATCGGCAATCATCTTTGCGATGTCTGTCTCCTGCGGCTTTGGAGGGTCGTTTGGTTTCGGTGGTTCTGGTTTCGGATTCTCGATTGGTTTTCCGTCTTTCAGTCCATGCTTCTTCTCGTAGTTTGAAACAGCGGAAGTCTGCGCCTGTCCTGCACGGAAATCACCATAGTTTTGCATCACGTCCTGAAATGAGATACCCTCAACGATGGAGGTCACCTTCGTTTCGTCCGTTACACCCTCTGCCTTCTTTGTGGCGATACGGGTGAGTGTGGCAGTGTCCACCCCAGCGAATTTCTGTTGCAGTCCTGCCAAGATTTGTTCAAAGATTGTCATACCGTATGAGTTTGATTAATAATTTCATACGGTAAATTTACTTATAGAGAAAGGGAAGGGGAAATTTTAAGGCTAACGATACGAAACAATTGGGAGAATGTTCGTTTTTAGACAAAAAGAAAGCGTGACTACTAGGGTAATCACGCTGGAACATCATTCAATTATACTTTTAAAATTTCAATATAGCTGCTTCTATTTCTTTTTTGTCAGAATCTTTTACGTTCCTCAAAGCATTCAGGAAAGGTAAAATTAAAGAGTCATCAACCATGAACCAGACTGGATTTTTAAATAATTTTGGGTATCCGGGATCATCTCCATAGCCATTCCATCTCATTGCCATTCTTCTTTCCCCATTTTCCCAAATACCTATCGCTATAGAAAAATCATCATTTTCAAATACAACATTCTCAACCTTAAAATTACTTGGATTTACATCTTTTGCTTTCATTGTACTATCCTCCATTATATTTAATTAATAATCATAACAAATTTATAGCTGCCAGTTCCTCTGTCAGCGCGTTAATACCTTTCTGAATCTTCTCCAACTGCTGTTTACGGGGTTTGTGTACTCCAGCCGCATAATGCCACAACTGGCGTTCATTGATTCCGGTTATCCGGCTCAAAGCAGCTTTGGTAAAGATACTGCTGTAATAGTTGATGAAGGTGGCAGCATCTATCTTGAACTTCAATGTGAACTCTCCCTGCAAAATTTCCACTGGAGCGATGTTCATTTCATTACATGAATCCAAGTAAAGTTCAACAGCCTCCTTCATGTTCTTTTCGATTTCCTTCACGTCGTTACCGACAGTAATCACCGGAGCACCTTCAATATAGGCACTAAGATTATTTCCAGCATGTTCTACAATCACTTCTACGATTTTCATACTGACCTCCTTTTTATCGTTAAACAAAAGAGGCGGGGGCTATTTTAGCCCCGCTTGCCTCAGAATGTTGTAATAAGTGCCTTTCTCAACGCCTTTCTTGCCGTGGTCTGGGACAATCACTACATGGCTACCATCAGTGTAAACCATGTGACTGCCTTTCTGCCTCACGAACCAAAAGCCATTTTCAGTAAGCAGCGTTACAACGTCTTTAACTGATTTGTAGCTCATAGCGTTTAAGACTTAATTACGATGCAAATATAGTAAAATAACGAATAATTACAAAGAAGTATTCATGTTTTTACTATGATAAAGAAAATAGCGATACCTCGAAAGATACCGCTACTCAATTGGTAAATATTTTAGATTTATATCATTCTGTTTTGTATTATCCCCGTAAATATTCTGACTGGGTTGTTCTATTCTTCAGATTTACTGCTGGAACTTTTAAGAGAGGAAAGCTGTTTCTGCTTCTCGATGTCGTTCTTCTGTTTCTCAGATTGCTCTTCCTTGATGGCTTCAATCTCATCCATAACTGCATCCACGTTCCCCACGAAGGTGATGGCCCGCTGTTGCGACCAGATTTCACCGTCCTTGGCCTTGATAGCTGTGTCTATCTTGTCTTTGATGTCCTCCAGTTTATATGGCTGCATCTGCACATCCACGTCAATAGTCTCGGAGGCTTCTTCAAGGGTGGAATTCACGGAACCCAACGCGGAGACAAGGAAATTTACACGTCGTTGCATGAACTCGCCGACGATCTCGTTCAGATTTTCTACGTTAAGGTGGGTGGACATAAACACATAATCGAAAGTCACACCGGAAACGGCGTTTCCTGTACCTTTCAGGGAGTCAAAAGAGATTCTGGGTGTATTGGTCAGTCCATATATCTGGCTCAGCAAGGTTTCTACCTCGAACTTGACAGTATCAGGTACCTGTGACCAGGTAAGATACTGGGCATTTGCTCCCTGGCCGGTCAACTCGACAACACGGTTCTTGAACTCACCTGAGAAATTCTCCACGTTACCAAAAAGCATGAGGATAGGGAAGAAGTGGTAGTCGATACAGTCTGCATAGTTTGAGAGAAGCTTCTCCAGTCTTACACGGAGGCTCTTTATCTTTTCACAGTACGCTTCCGGACGGTACATATAAATCACCGGCATCTTCTTGAATCCATGTGCAAATGAGCCTTTGTCAGTCCAGTTGCTTGTCAGTTCCCACTGATAAACCATGTCCTTGGTAATGGTCATGAAACATGTAATCTCTACATCGTTCAGGTCTTTCTTCTTGTACTCACGGGATAGGGCTACCAAATCCCCCTGATCATTGAAGAAGGGATAGAGCTTGTCGCCACGGAACGGAGACCAGATGGCACTCTTCAGACGGTATTCAGGTTTTGATTTGCCGAAGATTCCTGAAATCTTTCGTTTGAGCTTTGCCCAGAAGCCGTCATCCTTCACCACATACCAGTATTCGGCCACTTCCTGCTCGGCCAGCCATGCCCGGACTACTTTCTTGTTCTGGTATTTCAACTTGTTTTTCTTGAACACCTGCTTCAATGTGGAAAGAAGGCTTTCTTCCGACTGGTCCGGCTGGCAATCAAGGACCGGTTCTGTTCCAACGGTGAAGGCAGTCTGAATGTTCACGATGTCCTGCTCGATAGGAAGAGCAATCCTGTTTGGGTCAACTTCTTTCCTGACCGCCGGCTCAACATATTCTTTCCTGGTTGTCGGGTCTGTAATCCGTTTCTCAGGCTGGGTAGTGATTTTGATTTTCGGGTATTTCTCTTCATCTATCACTATCTCGTGCTTGTTCGGATTCCAGTCGTTGTAAAGAGCGTGAGCGTTTGGTTGCTCGGTCTTTCGTCCTTTTTTCAGATAGTAGATTTTTCTCTCTACTTCCGGCATAGCTAAAATTTCTTCTATAGTCATATCTCAAAGTTTAATGTCCAAATATTCCTGAAACGTCTTTGGGTTTCATAATTCTACCGAGAAGTTCTCCCAGCACATAGTAGCGTGCAGCATCTATGCCATGATTATCATGGTCTTCAGGTTCGTTGATGTAGTTTCCATCCTTATCCTTTGCCCATACATAGTTTCTGAACTCCCGTTGAAGGTTATAAGAACGCTTGGTGATGAATATTTCCATTCCCTGCATCTTGTCAATACCGGCATTGACAGAACCTTGTCCTTTCTCTACCGCGTATATTTTAATCCCTCCGTTATGAATCTCCTGAATGAGTCGCGGGTCCGCACTGTCGGCAATCACTCTCAAATTCCACGGGCGTAGCGTCTTTATAATATCCCCAGAAAGTAATCCAGTTCTATAATCCACTTCATCCAGATAAAGCGCATTGTCTACGATGCCACATCGAATAGAAGCCGATGGGTCATTGGTATAACCAAAGTCCTGTCCAATAGCCACCTTCTTGCACCACATGGGGAACTCATCCACGATGCCCCATTTCTTGAACACGGCACCTTCGGCCACGTCAGCCCATCGGCCGATAACGACATGAGCATATTTCTCCGGGTTCTTCTCTTTCATTTCTTCAACCTCTCTCAGAAACTCAGGAGATAAGTTTGCTATATTGTCGAAATAAGTCGTATGAATATGTAGAACATTCGGATGAGTGGAAATTTGCACCTGAACGCCGTCAATCTCCACCATCCGGTGAGTATTCTCGATATACTTCTTGTAGATGAAGTGATTGGAGTCACAGGGATTCATAATGATGATAATCCGGTTCTGGATTCCTTTCTTACGGATAGAGAGCATGATCTTGTCAAACTCTTCTTCGCTGGTCCATTCCTCAGCTTCATCACAGACAAAGGTGGTGATACCCTGGATTGATTTCAGCTTGGCCGTCTGATTCCCGGAAGATGTTTTGATACCCCGGAACATGATACGGCTGCCGGTCATCCGGTTTACAATATCGGTTTTGGTGGTCTTGAAATACTTTGTTGTTCCATCCAGTTCTATCTTTTCCATCATCTCCGGAATGATAGACATCCCGGCAGATACCATCGTGTAACGGGTATAAAGAATCTGGTGGACTATCTTCTCTGTGGGAGTCATTTCGAATGTCAGACGCTCAATGAAGGTAGAAGCGTTGAAAGACTTCCCCGATCCACGGCCACCGGTAATGAGAATGATAAACTTCTCGCTATCGGTATATAGCGGATGATATATCGTTTGGGGTACAATCATTTCAGTTTGTCTTTAATCCATGAGTCGATAGAAATTCCGTGGTTAATATCCTTTGGAATATCTGCGTCTTCGTCTTCTCGGTCTCCAAAACCTTCTTTTCTTCCTAATGTGGAAAGTAAATAGCGAATCATATACCCATCTGGACGTTCACGCCATCCGATAAAGTTCCCATTTTCATCTTTCTCAGGGATACCAAGCGCAAGTACACGTGCAGATACAAGGCATTCATCTACCAGAGAACCTCTTTCGTCGGTGATAGCATCTTTGAACTGGCTGTCTGCTCTGGCCCAATCATACACGGTTTTTCGGGTTACATTGAATACAGCAGCAACTTTAGAGAGATTTCCACCTGTTTTATGAAGGACCTCTCTGAATTTCGATATGTCTGGCTTCTTTCCCATGCGCGCGTATCTGTTTACTTTGGTTACTCTACACCAAATTCTATTCTATTCATAAATTCATTTCCATCAATGTACCGCTCATCAAATCCGTAACCAAACATCTCCATGAAATTTGCTCTTTCTGTTGGGCTATTAAAGGACAGCACTACATAACTCAGCATTCCGTTATCTTTCTCAAAGCTGTTTTGATTACTAATTCTGTCTTTTATCTTTTGTACTTCATTGTGACGTGCAATTTGATTTTCTTTTGAATCCTCATAAAAATTATTGGAACGGTTAATGCCTTTATTTTCATCACCATCTTTAGTAGCTTCATCTATGGCTGATAATGAATCATCCAATATATCTTCCTTTCTCCAAATATCATCATTAATAGAAAAGTCTAAATCACCAATTCCGAGCATATTCAAATCGAAGTCATTCAGTCCGGCAAGGCTATAATCAATACCATCAAGCATATCTTTTAGCATATCTGAATCAAATTCGCCCTGTACACTTCTATTGTTCATAAAGATGTTCTGCTCTTTTTCAGTCTTTTCGTCCATGTGAACTACTTCAACGCGAATCAAATAATCATTGTCCTTTGTGTCGGGATTATATTTATTCACTTCATCTATAACTGAAATACGTTGATGACCAGAAACAAGGTTGCCAGTAACCTCATTCCATACAATTCCACCAAGTAATCCTACACGCTTTAGGTTTGCTTTCAGGCTCTTTCTTGCTTCCTGTGTTATTTTGCGAGGATTGTAGTCAGCGAAGTTTATATCGCTTCTACGTATTTCTCTACTTTCCGGTTGAGTTATTTTGTTCTCTTTCATAATCGAATATTAATTTCTCAGAATATGGGAACTCTTCCAAAATACGTTTATAATCATTGGGATATTTACTACGCATTAATAGCATTGTGGTTAAGTCAATGGTAAAACCTTGACTTATGGCATTTGAATCATAGATAAAAGGCTGTATTAACCCTCTTTGCCTAATATACTGAAGCACTTCCTTATTCGTCCACAATGCGAGAGGATAAACCATACCTTTGTCTGTTATATAACCGGACTTCGCAAACTTCTTTAAGCGCATCCGCTTCATATAACCATCTACACCCTTCATACCACTGAAGCCGTATTTGATACCTGTTTCTTCTCTTACCGCCTGCTCTATTTCGCCTATTTTTCTCGGTTTTACTGAGTTGTCAGGCTCACGAAAGAAACCACATGAAATGTAATAGTCACGCTGAAAATGTTCTATTTGGCGTACTTCAACATTCTTGTAGTGATTTTCTGCCCATCTGATATAGGGCTGCACGTGGTCTAAGTCAGGTATCAAGTACATATAATAGCATATAACCTTATTGAATACACCTGCAAGCATATCCAACAAGGCTATACCATCTTTACCACCAGCAGAATAATACAATACAGCAGTATCCGTCTTTTCTCGGATACTGCGTATTATCTGCATAGAGAGTGCATACTTGTTCATTATTTGCCTCCTGCACCAGCAAAGGCGGCATTCAAGTCATACCGTCTTTGCTCTCTATTACCTAACTGCGTTGCACTGGCCGTATTTCTACGGTTTGCAACCAATCTACCGCCCAAGCCTGCACCGTTCATGTTCTGACGTGGGCCAGCTACTCTGTTAATTACTCTTTGGACTCGGCTTAAAATTTTAAATTAAACATTTAATGTTAAACATTCTCTGTACTTATCACTTTGCCAAGATGATACCATACTTGGCTTATAAGATATTCTACACCGTTTTCAACTCTTACAAGGTCATTGCCTTCTTCATCGGTAAAAATTACATATTCGGCTGACTTAACTTCTACGGTTAGACGTGGTGCATCTTTGCGCCTGCCGTTTATCAGATACAAGGCATCATATTTAACTGGTACAACCTCTATGTTTTCGCCATCGTCAGGTATATCCTCTTGCCTTGTATAGTCTATCCCTTTATGTCTGAAATAAACATATTTCTTTACATTTGAGGGGTAAACATATCTGTGTTCTACATCTTGTTTACCGTTTAGGATGTCTTGAAAACATTCTTTGTTAATCTGTAATGTCAATACTTTCATAATCGTGTAAATTTAAATGTCAGTTGCGGGGACGTGAATCGAACACGCGACCTCTACCAAGTCAAAGTAGCAAGCTACCACTGCTCCACCCCGCGATAGTACCTTTATTACAAAGATACCTAATTATGAAGACAATTTTTAATACCAATTCAACGCATACGAAACATTAAGCCAAATGTTTGCTATTTAGCCATGCGTCACGTTTCTCCCTACACTTTTCCAGTGTTGGCGCACAACAAGTAAACAACTCACCTGAATCTGTTTTGTAATCGTACTGATACATTTTTATTCTTTTGCCTCTTAATTTGGTAGTATAGGTACAATAGTTCTCACTACCAGGTTGACATACGCTACAACCATTTACGCTTATTGATTTCATAGCCATCTTAAATTATCCGTTTACAACTTCTGGTATCTTATAATAGTCACTTTTTGATGCTTTACCTTCGGTTATCCAACCTATACCCACCCAGCATTTTATTTCACCGTCATGAATCACTTTGTAATCTGCATCTACGACTTCCTTTGGTGGGTTTACACTCATCTTTATGCTTTTTACATCTGATGCTTTAACTGTCAGCTTTTCTCTTCTCATAATCATCTTAAATAGTGATAGCCCGAAGGCTACCGGGTTTATAACCAAAGTTTCTTTGCTAGATCGAAATTCTTTTGGGCTTCGTTTACCGCTTTCTTTGCATACGTCAACGAGTATGAGTGCTCACGTGGATATTTGCCGGATTTCAGCCCCTCATGATACTCTCTAGCTGCTGCTAATTTATGCTCATAATAGTCCACGCTTTCAGGCATTGAAAGGTTTATAGTATCAGCTTTATTTGTCCAATACTGAGCTATTCTTTCATGCTCTCTGGCTTTCTCGTCAAACTCTACACTCTTTCCCATATTATGCCAGGCATCTTCAATGGCTTTTCTGTGTCGTCTTTCGCTATGATGGCCGATTTTAATAGGTTCACCCAACGAGAGAAAATCGCTGTCTTTATTTGACGCTTTGAAGTATTCTTCACTCTTTCGTTCTGCAGTGGCAGCCCAATCCAGCCGGCGTTCTGCCTTTCGCTTTACCCATTCTTGAACGTTAAAGCCATCAGCGCGAACTATCGAATAATAGTAGAAGCCATCACGTTCAAATATCAGATTAAACACTATGCTTTCATTCTCTTTACCGTATTTGGTGGTTACAAGAATGGTTTCACCTTTTTCATGCTTAGCATCGCATTTAGCAAGAAATACGTTTGGACAAAATTTGTAATATGTATTCATAATCGTGTAGGGGATTATGCAGGGCATAAGCCCTGCTGGTTAAACTTATGCTATATTCAATCTTTTAGCTCTCATTTCATTAAGTTCTTTAGCCGTTTTATTGGCTGCTTCTTCGGTGGTTTCTAAAGAAGCCATACTCATGTCATAGCCGTCTATTACTAAATAGTAGCCTCTTGACTTCTTCACATAAAACTCATTTGCCTTATGGCTTTTCATGTAGCTTGTTGTTCTCATAATTTTCTTATGCTGTGGCAACCCCCGAAAGGCTGCCGGTTAAACTTATTTGTGTGACTCTCTGAAATCAAGTTCTACAATTTTGTGATATTTGTATATCTCATACAGACCAGTTTCACACCCCATAGCTGATGCAAGTCTTACAGCCTCTTCTAAAGCTATCATTACGTCTGAGCTTGCGTCAATAGCTTCATCCTTTGCCTTGTTGTATTCTCTATTATTTACTGCTGAATCCTGAACCTTTTCAGCTTCTTGTATTCTTTTTAGAGCTTCATTGATAACTCTGATTTGAGCCTTAATCTCTTTGATGTAAACATTGTTTGTTGTCTTCATAATCGTATGTGTTTAATTCGATATTGTCATGTCGTTTATCACATTGCAAAGATACATCTTAATATCGTATCTGCAAATCAAAAACGACATTTGATTACCGTTTTAATACTATTTAACGATACTATAATATCGTGTTATATGAGAAAAAACTACATTTGTATACACGATTATAATATTATTATTTATGGATTTAAAAGTAAAAGACCTTATCAAGCAAAAAGGCATGACAATGCAACAATTTGCTGAAATGTTAGGAGTGACAAGAGATACCCTAACAAGAAATATCAACGGAAATCCAACATTAGAAACTTTAGAGCGTATCGCGAATGCTTTAGAGGTTGATATTGCAGAACTGTTTGTGAGAAATACACCTGATTCAGAAGTAAACGGTTATGTTAAAGTGAAAGGAACTCTTTATGAAGTTCACTCTTTTGAGGATTTAAGAAAGTTGCTGGAATTGAATGTTTAATCAATAAAGTTTTAGCTATGAAAAAGGTTGTATTTATGTTGGCAATGATTTTGCCTATGTTTATTTTGTCTTCATGTTCTAAAGATGATGAACCAAATATCGACGGACAGTTGGTCGGAATTTGGGAGGAAGATACGAATTCTGAGTTGGAAGTGTTTTGCATAGAATTGAAGGAAGACGGAACAGGTTGCCAATGGGCAGAGGATTACGGGAAAATCGACGAATACGGTAAAAGTTATTTTGCCTGGAGCACGTCAGGAGGGAAAATTACAGTTATACATGAAAATGATGGAAGTATGACAATGGATTATGCCATCAGAAATGGAAAATTATATGTTTCTTATGAAGATGAGACAATTACGTATGTGAAGAAATAATATACAATTATTAGATTGTAAAGCCGGAAGCATAACGCTCCGGCTTTTCTACTTTTGTAATATTTTATCCAGCATTAGCAAAGACCTTTGGATAGTTCCTTTTCTGGTATTGAATTCTCAGATACCCAATAAGGCTTTCATAGTCGGTCAAGAAACCTTCATTGACCAAATCAGCAATCTTCTTTTCAAGCTGCCACAATTCACGTTGTTTTTGTTCCTCACCATGCTTATTACGTAGCATCTTTTCATGACTGTTGAAGATAACCCAGTTCAAGGCTTCACCGACCTTCTGCATGGCTTTAGGCATAAAGTCTTTGGGAACGATTTTCATGATGGCAGAAGAGAGTTCCCTATAAGCGTCCCCAGCATCATTCCGGTAACGAATCATTTGGTCAGAAACGAATTTGATTACATCATATTTGAATGACGCATTTAGCCACATAGCCAAATCAATGAACAATACAGGATGAACCCAGGTTCCACCGCATTTACCACGTGAACTTAAATAGGGAGAATTTTGCCCATTTAGATTTTCTTTTTCAACGATGGTAGCGATTAATTCCTTGGTTGATTCATTTTCAAAGTATTTCTTCAATTCTTTGTTTGAGGAGTTTCGTTCGTTCCATAACTTTACAAGCCTGGTAGCATTGAAATAGCCGTCAACGGTGCGTTGAATAACTTCTAAATTCCCCATTTGCCTTACCATTTCTTGATTTGTTTTCATGTCTCAGTGAATCTTAGATTAAAAAATTACCCCACCAAAGGCAAGCTCCTCACTTCTTACCGATGGCAGGGTTTATACTTTTCAGCCGTGAGGATAGCTGTTATTATCTCTTTGAGACAAAGTTACCAACATGGTGATTTTTAGCCTAAGATTGCTTAAACCAAGAACAAACAATTGGTAAAATGTTTCATAAAAATACCCCGAGCCTTTCGGAACGGGGTTACTTGATTAGTCCTTTGTTTTTCAACCTTTCTATAATTTGGTTGTAAAGATACTCTATATCCTGTCGGAAATCCTTATACTGCTGATAGATAAAAGAAACATCGGCGATATTGTTCGATATTACACACGGGGAAACATCCGGGAACACACCGGAAATCTCTGCCCGGATGCCGTTCGGCAGCCGTCCGCCGGCAAGCACACTAGGGGCGAAGAGGAACAACACAATGAAGAGGAACTTCTTTCGCTGGGTAACACTTTCCGGATTGGGCGGACAGTCCATCCCGGCCAACAGGTCCTTGAACCAGTCATAAATCTCCGGAATAAGAGAAAAATCGGTCAGGATGGGGGAGGATAGTTCCTGTTCACGTTCCGATAATCTTGATTTCTGTTCACGTATTGATTTCAACTCCACGATTGATGAAAATTCTTTTGTCATAGCACGATTTATTTAGTTGGAAATTCTTATATTTGCATCATAATCGTGTGGGGGAGTTGGCTTCTAATCGTGTGGGCTGGCTCCCTTTTTTATTTTATGCCAAGTAATATGCATTCAGGATGGCGAAAGCGTAGATGATAACCGTTACCAGACTGTCCAGGAACACCGCCCATGCTCCTAGCTTTTGGATCTGGCTGAAGCTCATGACCAGGACAACAAGGAAACACACCCACTGGCTTGAAAACAATCCCATCCCCAGCAATAAAAGTCCGATGGTATCCATGAAGAATGCAACATGAAGCCATGGATGCGCTATCAGATACCATCTTTTTGCTGTCTTATCTAGGTCCTGAAAGACTTTTGCATGTTGATATAGGGATTTACATCTGAACAGCTTCACAAGCTCGTACAGGGCTTGTATGATGATTAAGGCGTAGAATGCGTGTTTCATGGTCAGTAGTTTTTATCTCCGTGCTTGTACGGACGAAGTTCATTGTATTTCATTTTCTGCTTGATGTGCCAGAAGATGTCGATATTTCTATCCCGGCAGAAAGCGAATATCTCATTCAGGAGGATAAATGGTTCATCCCTGTAGAAGTTGTCGGTGACATAGGAGCAGATTCTAAACATGGACTCCGTGAAGGTCATATCAGAATAATCTTCCGTATCGCTTCCTTCGTAGTCGAAGCTATCCAAATCACACCCTTTCAGTCCGGCCAAATCAAGCAGACGAATACAGACATCAGCAAGTTCATCCTCCACGCTGTCTTTGATCCCATGTTTGAAAGCGTACATAAATTCCCCATCATCACGTTTCCTCTGTTTCATGTAATATTCAAAATTGACCCGGTTAGCATGTTTCCCTTTCCGGTCTGCCTCCACCGCTTCCATAAGTTCGGATATGACCAGACAAAGGAAATGTTCATCACTCAGGTTTTCTTCATGCCATCCGTGGGCAACTGCACACTGGTAGGCTTTATCTCTTAATTTGTTTAAGTTCATAATAATTGGGGGTTAATTAGTTAGAAATAAAATACCCGATAACCACTACTAAAGCAGTTATCGGGTATTCATAATGAATTATCAGTAAAATTATTCTTCTTTTTCAATCAAAGCATTGCGATGATAACCATTTCTAACATAAGAGTCTACAAAAATAAGTTCTTTATACCATTCGCCTCTCTCGTTCTTTTTATTTTGAAATCTAAAGAAACCTCTTACAAAGATGTTATTGTCATTTACTATTTTTCTAAACCAGCGAGAATCCATAACAATTACTTTCTGGCCACTCTCATTTCTGATTTTATCTTTAGTTTGGTAATCGTATATTTTGTCATCCAATCTAGTGATAGTACCAGGAGGAACAATAATTGTATCTACTTTTACGTACTTTTTAACTGCAAGATAGACAATCAATTTATTTATTATTTTCCCATACATTAATGATTTTTCCTCTTCGGGCATGTTAAAAAGCTGTTTGTCATTCAATAATGTCGGCCATGTATATATATTCCGAATATTATCTTTTGTTGATTCTGCATAGAAATACATATATAGTTTGCTATACCCTTCCTCTTCATGGAAAAGCCACACATATAATCTATTTTCTCCAAACCCATAAACAATAGTTCCACAATCTCTTGACAAAAGAATACCACATACGTTGTCATTATAGAACTCTTGAAAAAGTTGATGATCTATATCAAAGAAGTTTTTTGCACTTTTCTGCATAACTTTTTCAAACGAGGGCATTATGAGTTCTGGTAATCCCCAATCTGGCTTAGCATCACGAATCTCTGCTAAATGTCTTAGTCCATTAGATAAATATCCAAAATGTTCCTTATTATCTACCATTGGTACACCTAATCTATTTTCGGGTTCGTTATCGTCTGGGGTCAGCAGCCAAGAAATGATGGCTTGTTTACGAATTACCATAGTTTTTAAGAATGTAAAGTTTATAAATGATTTACTGGAATAAATTTCAGATATTTTTTTAGTTTGTCAAAATTTTGAATCATTTATTTTACGTACTTCTTCAAAGAAAACTTTCCATTATTCCTCAGTTGATGAGTCTATAATGTAATCATTTACCTGATAACCGCCACAAAGCAGTTACCGGGTATTCACAAAGCACTGACAAGGGTTGTCAGTAAGTAAAAATGTTATTAATATGATATTTTAAGCTCTGTATCTACAAGAAAATCACTAATTCGATATTGATCACCCCAAAAGACTCCATTAAAATAAAACTTTATAGGATGAAACAAATCCTTAGGTACATAGCCATGTCCAAATGATTGAACACACATATAGTAATTAGGAAGACTATATAATCCTCTAAACCGACCACGCCCTGGATTTATAATCCTAATCTTTGATAAATAAGAATTTATGAAGTGTTTATTATTCCCATTAACGCTATTGCGCGTTATTAAATAATAATTTTCTACGTAAAATGTACGTATTTTTTTGATTGGTATAGGCTTCGACAAATCTAATCTTGTATTTGACGTTATTGTTTTCAATGTACACCCACATTGAATAACATCATTTACATTTATAAAATAGTCTCCATCAACTAACAAATAACCACTTTTAGAATATACGCCTTTAAGCATCTCAGACACTTCTTCTTCTGAATAGTCTTTGATATTCTCAGATTTACCATATTCCTTATACATTAACCCCCAATTCTCAGGGTGTTTATACACACTTTTAATAATGCTTTGTCCAGCCAGTTTAATATATCCTCCCATATATTTTAATTTTAAATTCCTCCAAAGATAAAAATTTCTTGAATTCAATGATATGTATAGCTTTATTTTTGTAATGATTATAAATTACCCTCCTCATTATGATATCTCCATGTATACATCTATTGCGAAAAATACACATAGAAGAATTCCGATTAATAACACTGCTAATGTTGTTTTATTTTACCAGATTAAAACACCAAAAACTAAGTTTCCCTTTCACATTCATAATCGGCTTGTCAAACAGTACCGCATCCTCCAGTACCCAGTTCCAGCAACCTTTCTCAGCCCAGACTGAAGGATGGTTTTGTACGCAATCGGATATAACCACGCTGCCGATGATGGCACCAAAAGGTAAATCATCATAGAATGTACTTTTAAGATTGGAGGGGTGCATTTGTAGTTTTAACCCTTGCTCTTTATTTAATACCCAACCATCTCCTTTACCTTTGCTTGCATGAATAAGCACCCTTTGGCCGATGTACTTCTGAGGACACTTCCAAGTCCGGTTTTCAATGTCTTTGATACCGTGAGCGATTAGGCTTGCCCACGGCTGTTTGATGGATATTGCTTTCATAATCAATCCTCCAATAACTCTAAAATGCGACAAATAGCACCTTCAAGAACAGATATCCTGTCCTCCATGTCATTTCTGTAATCTTCATATTCTTGGTCCTCATAGAGCGTCTCACACCCTTCATGTTTTGATGTTGAATACTCCAATGATGTATGACATATATCTGCAACATCACCAAGAAATTCATTTACAGGCTTATCACCTAACATGGTTTCAACAGTTGTTTCAATTTTCACTTTTACTTGTTTCATAGCTTCTCCTTTCCACCTATCCAAGCAGCCACCACATGACTGCCAGAAACAGGTAATACAATTTCGTTTTACTCATTTCCATTCATTTTCCTATCCATCCATTCAACAGCATCCTGTATGGATGAAACTTTCTTAAACTCACGTGTAACACAGAACGTCATATATTCACAGATAATTTCTCCCACATCATTAAAGTAAATGTTGTATGCTCCAGTGCTATTTGCTCCAGTACACGGTATCTCAAGTTCCAAAGCCTTCAATGCTTTTTCAGCATCACAAGTGAAGTAAGCATATATATCATGCGAAACCTCCTTGCATCCGGTCAATTTTACAATGTTTGCCATATCACTTTTTTGTTTTTAAATGTTTTCTGTATTTCACTGGTATAAATCGTTTGAGTTCAGGAAGCGAAGTAGAAACAATGTGCATCCATGCGTTCCACCTTTGTCCGTCATGGTCTCTGGATGGAATTGAACAATTCTGCCCTTGACAAGTTCCGCTTTTATTCTCAGCCTTGCATTTCACACAGCATCCTGCGCACTCAGAGGATAAATGACAAAGGATGCAAGCCTGTTCTTTACTAATTCCATAATCCAAGTTTAAAGACAGTTGAGTTTCTTTCATTGATTATTTCTCCTTCTTTCAACTAATAATTCTAATCGTTTCTCACACTCAGCACACTCGATTTTCTTGCGCTCCAGTTTCTCTCTAAACTTAACCAGCTCCTCATCCGTGTTCTCGTCAAAGAACAGATTGTTCTTACGGTTGTGTTCTATGTATTCATTCATCCTGCGTTCTGCTTTTGTTATCTGGGCTTTTGCAGAAATCAGTTTAGATAGGCAGGAACTCACCTCAAGCGACTCTCCTGAACGCTTGTCGTAGTAGTAAAAAGAAGTGTACACATCATTCCTCGGATACTGGCATTGCAGTCTGGCCACCCTCCATCTGATTACCCACATCCTTCTTTCGTACACTTCACGAGGAAGGTCGTAGGTGTATAGGGTGACAGATTGATGGCCGTAACCGTAGCAGATGCTGATTTGCACCCAATTCTCGATTTTCAGCTCCTTTTCAGCTTTGGCCAAATCCTTTGCGAACTGATAATAATCACTCAAACTTTCTTGCTTTCCCATATCATTCAAAGCTCAATTCAAGTTGTTGCCAACCTGGTTCTCTGTATTTGCGATTCGTCTGCATAAAAGCTTTCCGTAAGGCTTCAGCAATCTTATCACGCATTTCTTTAGATACATGTTTCTTATCAGCCTCACTGTTCATTTGGAGTATCTTGTTAAGGCTTCCGTTTATTGGCTTTTCGTCAAAGAACAAGCTGTATTCAGTAAATATCCGGCTACAATCCTTTGCAGCTTTCTCTTCTTCCGCATCCTGGTATCGCTCTATTACTGTTTCCTGGGCTGCTCTCAAAATCCTTTGTCCTCGGTCGCTCCTGCAACCATGCCATTCATTCTCGAATATGACAGATATTGCACGTTTCTTGCGAATCTTACCTATCTTTGCCCATCCATAATACACTTTTAACTTTCCCATCTCACTTATTAATTACTATTGCTATAGTTTTAGTTCCAGTTCCGCTTTCCTTGAAAGTGCCTTCTTCAATCTCGAATTTCTTCCCTCCATTATCCTCCAGCCATTGTCTAAAATCCTTACACTCAGATTCACTTCCAAATTCCCAGTGAGGACCAGTTATTGCAGCCAGGACACCGCCGGGATTTAAACACTCATACATACGCCTTACATGCCGAATGTCCTGATTTTTACTGAATGGTGGATTTGCTATAATCTTATCATACTGTGCAATATCACACTTCGTGAAGTCATCTCCAAGAATACGTATATTATCCTTTTTCGATAGAATTTCTTTATTCTCAGGCATAAGTTCATAGCAATCTACAATTACGTCCGGACAGCTTCGATGAATCGCATCTATGATAGCACCAGTACCAGCACTGGGTTCCAGAACCTTTTCATCATCGTGCACACCACCGGCCAACATAACCAGCCAGTCGGCTACTTCTGGAGGTGTTGCAAAAAACTGGAAGTCCTGCTGTAAATTGCACCGCTTACCTTCATGAAGAATATTGAATACTCGTTCTGCATTAAATGGAAATGTAAATCCTTGCACCTTGCCACCCATCCAGCTACCTCCGGCTTCTTCAATCCATTTTTTAGCTTCTGCGTATGATTTCTTATTAAATTGTACTTGAGGAAGTTTCATCACATTATTTTCAAGCGTACAATGTTTAAGAATATCCTCAACACTCCATTTACTTCCAGAATCATCCTTATTGCGCTTGTTGTTCTGCTCCAGTTCGTCACACCCCAACAGACGGTTCAACGACTTCTGTACTTTCACACTTATTTCTGCCATCCTTGACATCCATTGCAGGATTGCAGTCATAAACTCCAAATCCACATGTCCGGTCTCATCGTAAATGTTTTCCCGGTCTATCAATTCCGGAAGGTTATCCATGAACATGAAGCTACCATACAACGCTTCGATTAAATTCTTTTTTTTGTTCGTCATAACTTTTCTGTAAATAAATTCTTGTCGTATCAATACTTCCGTGTCCTAAAAGGTCTGCCAACTGTACCACGTCATTGTTCTTTTTCAGATACATTTTAGCGAAGAAATGCCGAAAAGCATGAGGATGCATCTTGCTTCTATCTATTCCGCACTTATCGCCCCAGTCTTTCATTGATTGGCACAAGCTTCTCTGTGTCAACCTTCCGCACTTACCTACTGCGACATATCCAGTCTTGTGACTCTCCTTTACGTATGCTTTTACTTCCGCCTGTAACTGCCTGCTGAAAAAGAATCTCCGGTACTTGTTTCCCTTTCCCTTTAGAGTGACTTCACCGGAAAGGATGTCCTCCCATTTGAATTGGAAGAACTCGCTTACCCTCGCCCCGGTTGTAGCCAGTATCTTGATGAAGAAGTACCTGTCCCTGTTAGGACAAGTTTTCAAATACTCAAGCAGCCGGTTGTATTCGGCTTCTGTCGGAACATTCTCCGTATTCAACTCCTTCTTGAACTTCGGGCGCTTCAACTCTATTGGCTTTTTCATCCATTTGCTGAAACGTTCAAGTGCGGTAATTCGTAGGCGTATTGTTCTGGGAGACAATCCCTCATCCTCCAGCATCCGTACAAAACGCTTGTAATTGTCAACTGATACCTCGTTGGCGTATTCGAAATATTTCTTAATTGAAAATGAATATATTTCAAGAGTGTGTGGAGAGTAATCTTCATCCTGCGTAAGGTAATACACAAATTCATTCATCAGTTTCATGTTCTTTTCAGAAACATCGCTTAGCTTCTCCAGAGGTTTAACTGATTTCTCCTTTCGTGTGCGTGAATATCCAATACCAAGATAATTAAGGAACCCACATAGAGCATCTTTAATGTATGGCTTATCAGATAATTCAACGGCATTCTCTCTGATATAAGCCTTGTATCCTTTACGGTTTACCTGATAATCACTTTCAAGGAATAACTTTACAGCTTTAATGGTTTTACCAATAACCTCATAGCTTTTATCGGTACTATACAAGTGGGATACGTATTCTATAAATATTTTTTTATTTACTTCTTCCATATCAAATCGTCGTTACACAATCAAAGTCTTTCCCATACATGATATAGGCTCCACGTTTCCGAAGTTCGTTCACCAGCTGCTCGTTGGTGTATCTGGCCAGCCGTCCATGAAGCCTGTCCTGTTTTCTTCTTTCAGACGTGTGTCTGCTCTCACATAACCGGCACCTGCTGGTGTAATGGGTACCGGATTTCGTTTCATAGGCACGGAACTTTCTTTCCGGAAGGTTCCGTCCACACTCGATACAAACTTTCATGATGCAGCCCTCCTGATTAATCCCATGTTACGGTTTACAAGTTCGATTATACGGTTATGGTATGCGCTTGTTTTATTACAGGCCGCTCGTGATTGAATTACTTTAAATGTCTTTAATGATACCTCAACAGTTTCCATACGTTCTCCGTTTACTTTTGCTGATAAGATAAGACTATCCTTTTTCTTGTAGTATTCATTTTCATAGACACAGTGATGCATGCTGTCACCTTCATCTATGAACTCTAACACACTCTGTAAGACTTGGATTGATAGTTCTCCGTCTGTTATTCTTATTCCAAAGAACTTCTCTTTTTCTTTTACGTAAACCTTATTCTCCTTTTCTGCTTTTTTGCGCTTCTCTTCTTCTGTTACTTTCTTTTCTATCTTTTTATATGAGGCTAGTGCAATTTCATGCGCTTTGTACAAATCATCTGGGCAAATAAATTTGGGGTTGTGAATGTCTTTCCCGGTCATATTCATGAACGAAAGCGTATCAAAGTATATTGATGCATCAGTTATCACATAATGGTTTCTATGACAGATATTCATTTGCGGCATATATTCCAAATCTTGTTTATTACTCCTTACCATCCAAAGGAATACATCGTACTGTCCTTGTTTTACTATTGTCTCTGCATGCCTTGATACCAGCAGCATCTTCATACACTCTACAACTGACACGTATGGCAACTTCTCTATAGCTTTGCACCATCCGTATTTTCGTAGTTTTCTTGTGATGTTATAGTCTGGATAGAAATAATTACCAGTCACATCGAACACGTCTTCAAGTACATAATATCCATTACAGCTTTTATTGTGTTTTCTTATTACATATTCTGTGTCGTAATACCATTTGAAGAAATTTACTCCACGAGTGTACCTCTTTGATACGATTATCTCTTCTCCATCTGGTGATACCCAATTCTGATAAACTTCATTTATGGTATATTTTGTTGGATACCCTTTGTGGTTTATTCGTTGGACATAAAATGTTCTTATTACCTGCCATTTATTGTAAGTATGCACCACAGAGTAATATTTCGATTCTGTCAGATTATCTTTCTGTTGATTTTGTTCTAATATGAGATGATTCAGGCAGCTGCACTGATACCCTAATTCTAAATCCACCTCCAATATACCAGGAATCTGATATTCTATGTTACCACAGCAATGGCACCACACTTCACCGCTTTTCTTGTAGTATCCGGTTGATGGGAATATAGTCTTTGCATATTCTTTTTCTTTTTCGGATATAGGTCTGAGGTGTGTACTCATTTCAAGCACTAAGTTATTCAAGTTTATTCTTTCCATAGTTACATATCAAATAGTGACAGTTGTCTTGAATCAAATATCTTTTGTAGTTCCTGCTTCGTTTTCTTTCTTGCAGATTTTTGTTTCACCGGCTCCGGCTTTTCTTCTTTGACTGGTTCTTGTACTACTGGTTCCTGTACTGTGGTCGGGGCAACTACCTCCACACGTTCTTTCACATCTTTAACCTTAATGTCATCCTCGTCGTAGTAATGGACTGCCCATCCGTATACGGTTGCATCATCCACCCCGACTGCATTTCCTTCCTTTGCCAGCTTCCTGGCTTTCGAGTAGATATACTTGATACATTCCTCGATACTCTTGTTCGCTTTCCTGTAGGTTTCGGCAAAGAGAGAATCAGTCTTTGCACGATTCTCCAAATACGCCTGGATTGTTGTTTCAAAATTTGAACTTGACATAATAGTATTTCTTTAGTTCCACCTTTGAGGCCGGTTGTTGATTCTCTCCAAGTAAGCAGCTATCTTCTTCTCCGCATCCTCACTGTTGCGGACGAAAATTCGCGTCCGTGTCTTGTCGCCTGGGATAGCTACGTACCTTCCATGTTTCTCCAATTCCCGATGCTGGGCGATTTTCAGTTCGGTTCCAGAAGGGTTCTTCTCCAAATCCACTTTACGTGGAAGCATTGGGTCATTTTCCGTTATCATTTTGCAAGATATTTGTTGATTATGTTACTCACTACAAGTCCGGCTTCATCACACATCCCGGCAAAGTTGTCAGACAGTGAAGCGTTTTTCTCTTCATCCGGTATTCGTACTATGCTTCTCAGTTCTTTCAGTACGCGTTTCACCTGAAAAACTACCTGAGCATCTATTCCGTTTGATTCAAGTTCAGACTGGAACTCCAGTGCCGCACCCTCAAGTAAGTCTGAATAGATGAACAGCTTGTGCATCTTGCGAAGCATTTCTACCTTGAACTCCGGGGTATAGTCCTGAAGAAGTTCTCCCAAGGAATGCGGTTCCACCTCTCTTTCAAGGGAGTCAATCTTGTTCTTGATTTTCTGTGCTTTGGCAAAGTTCATGGATGAAATCAAGGCGATATACTTCTTTCTCAGTTCATTGAGCTTTCTTTCTGATTCTTGTCTTGTCATTTCTCTACTTTTCTGATGATTAAATACTTTGGCTCACCCTTGCGGAGATTGCTTAATGTCTCCTCGTCAACCTCTGCTTCTGTGAGTCCGTTCACGTTCATGTATTGTGGGAGACGGTATTTCTCACGTAACCTCCTGATCAGGTTCCAGTCACGAGTTACCCAGTTGATTGTGATTTTCATATCATTTTCTCAGACTTTCACCGCTGAAGAGGACGGTTTTCGTTATCGCCCTCAGCCGGTCAATGGTTCTTTCCCCATATTTCTCTCTCAGCTCGTCTATCGTGAGATTGGTGGTCAGGATAAGAAGCTTTCCTTTCTTCTCGGCTTCGTCTGCCAGCTCAGCGAATGCAAGCCTTTTTTCGCCGTATTTGACGCTAAGATTCTCTGTTCCTATATCGTCAACGTAGATGATGTGTTTTTGCTTCACAGCGTCTAAATCTGCATTCATCTGCTGTGCATCGTAGCAGCTTACCACCTTGCGGCAGTAATGGTTAAGAACCAAAGGGAGAATCTTTCCGCAAATAAGGGTCTTTCCGCGTCCGCAGTTGCCGAAACACAGAAGTCCGCGACCTTCATTGCCGGCCAGCCAGCCTGCCACTTCTTCGTACTCAGGAAGCCATCTGGCATTTTCTCCAGTGAAGTACCTGATACCGGCCCAGAGAACTCTTTTGGCATCCGGAACGGTTACCTGTACGATGTTAGGAATAGGGGAGAAGCCCGTATCTTTGAGCCGTTCGATTGTCTGTTGAAAATTTATCTGTTCCATGTTTACCAGCCTTTCTTGTATTTTCCCGGTGAATTATCCTTCAGAACTATGCCTACATCTGTTTTTGAAGGCACTTTCTCACGACTGGCCCAGGTCGCCAGCCGTCTTGGAAGCTCCCAGGTCTTTTCCAGTTCATAGCGCATCTTGGTTTCTGACTTGTTAAGCTCGCTCCAGTAATCGAAGAAAGCCCGAATCATTTCTTTCGGGTACTGACTGACATAAGGGACTAACGACTGGTAGAAGGATTCTTTCCTAGAGAGAGTAGCGGCTTTAGCCGCGTCTTTCTTTGCTACTACGTTAGTAGTAGTTTCTTTAATAATATTCTTCTCCTTTATTTGCTTTGTGTCACCCGTGTGTCGCTTTTCTGGCTCTTTGGCAGGGTGTGTCACCTGCTGTGTCGCCACTTGTGTCATTAGCTGTGTCACTTGCATCCGTAAATTATTGATTTCCTGAATGATATTTATGTCACTCATTGTGTCATTGCTTGTGTCACTTACTGTGTCAGACTCTGAGCCATTATACTCATTGTACTTTACCAAGGTTATTACATTCATTCCTTGTTCTTTGGAAAGAGTTATCATGTTCTCTCTTCTCAGAAAGGCAAGAAACGTCCGTACTTTCCTCTCAGACCATTTCCAACGCTTTGATAAGAATCTTATGGATGCAGGATATTGTCCTCTTGTATAGGAGACTTCTCGACCTCCGATACTCTCCATACGGGGCGTTGCCTCAAATCGTGCTGACTGAATCAAGTCAAGCCACGCTTCGCAACTGCTAAAAGTCCGGGCTTCATTCCACATATCATTCGAGAAGAACTTGCGGCTTAGTTTTATATATCCTTCCATAATCTTAGAATCTTACGTTAGTCAACTGTCTGCTATTGGAGTACACGGCCCATTTACCGTTTCCGCTATCCACCAGGCGTAAATCCTTGACTTCGCCAAATCGTTTCAGATTCCCGCAAAGGTCAACGATCCAGCCAGCCTCCTTGTTAGGATGCGGACGGATGGCACGACCGACTATCTGATACCAAAGAGCCAGTGACATTGTCGGACGGGCCATGACAATCGTATCCAGTTCAGGATAGTCAAATCCGGTAGTAAGTACACCTACGTTGGCCACAACGGGTATCTCTCCGGCCTTGAACGCTTCAAGGATATGTTCGCGTTCTTTTTTCGGTGTTTCTCCTGAAACGATGGCTGTTCCGGGAATGGACCAGGTGAGACGTTCTGCTTCTTTCAAGAAACGGGTGAAAACCAATATACCTTTTCGTTTTACACCGCTCTTGGGATTCATAAGCCTTTGGACGATGCTCACCAGAAACCCGTAGAAGTCGATACGCTCATACTCTTTCACTACAGACTTGTCCGTGTAGTCGGCTCCGGTAGTGTTCACCTTCAGGTTAAGTTCGTTCCATCCCAAAGGATTCATCGGATAATAGTTCAGCTTCGAAAGATACCCCATATCCAATAGAGTAGAGATTTGAACCTGATAGATTACCTCAGAGAACACGCACGGGCGTGTGCGTGTGATGAACTTCAACATACTGCCGAAATCCCTGCTTGATGAAAGCCGGTAAGGCGTAGCCGTCAATCCAAGAACTTTACATTTCAGCATCGAAAGAAATCTCTTGTACATTCCGTCTTTCGGGTTAACCAGATGGCACTCGTCGATGATGATATTCTGAAAATGCTGGAAAAGTTCCGGATGGTTGACTACGCTTCCGATAGTGGCGAAAGTTATTCTTGAAATCTCCTTTCGCCCGAATGAGGCAGAGTAGATGGAACAATCCAGAACACCATACGAACAGAGCTTCAGATAGTTCTGTTCTAGTATCTCCTTACTGGGCTGAAATACTAGCGTGTGCCCTTCAAGACGGCTGGCGATGTCGGCTATCACAAGACTCTTGCCGGCTCCGGTAGGCAGTACCATGATGGCATTGTTCTTCTTGGCCCTGTTAGCAAAGAAGCTGACTGCAGCATTACTGGCCTTCTGCTGGTAATCCCGTAAAACATAACTCATAATCCTTTCTCCTTACTCAGTTTGTCTCCCAAAGCCTTGTAATACTTGGTGAGTTCTATTAATTCAAAATCAGTCCATTTCTTCGCCTGGCTTGCTCTCCATGCCAGCTTGTCGAAGCGTTGCTGACCGATTTTTGATTTCAAGTTTTTCTCGTAATGTATCAGATGGTCTGCGCTGAAACGGTTGCACGCCCGGCACTCTGCGTGGGCATTGTCCTCGTCAAAGCGTGTAGCCATGTGGCGGCGCGAATGGAAGTGTCCGCAATCTGCCTGTTCGTATGGCTTTATCTGGGCGCATGAGATACAACGGAAATACCCGTTCGGCATACAATCACGAAGCCGGATATAGCGGCTGAAAACTTTGTCGAGTTTGGCCACTAAATCCGGCTTCTTTTTAATCTTGATACCTGCCTTATCGAATAACGGCAAAGGCTTTTCTTTCTTCTTTTTAGGTTTCTTGATGTAATACATATTCGCAACTATATACTTTATTGTACCAACGGTTTTGTATAATTACTGGTTTACATAGTCATGTATAATGAACGTAGTACATTTAATTAGAATTTTTGTCTTTTTTGATAATAGGCTGATTAAATCAAAAGGCGGCATTTCGTAATGAAATGCCGCCTTTTTAGCAAGTCAATAAATTAACTTCTGTTTAAACAGACCTCTTACCACAGAAAAATTGCAGGATACATATTTATGCTAATGTCACATCATCAGCACTAAAAGCATGAAAAAGAATAACATATCATTTGAAATGATACTTAAATGTATCTTGCTTATCATTAGAATTATCTGGTATATTACCAGAATTGTAAACCTTATTTCTGTTGTGATTGGTTAAATAAACAGAAATCTTTATCAAATTCGGCTATTACCGTAGCCGAGTTTTTATTGCCTTGCAAATTAATTATACTATATTGTAATATCATATTGCAAAATTTACTTATCTTTGCAATGTGCAAATAGCACAAAGGTGTTTAACTGATTCTTTCGGATAAAATCTGGAAAATTTTAAGGAGAAGAATAAGTTAACAATATCCCGCATCGTATCTACAAATATGGTGTGGGAGTATGTTGCTTTTCTACTCCTACGGTTTTCCAGAGCCTTTCCGATAGACGAGTTACAGCTCTCACACTTCCATATATAATTACATCTTCTTTAGTGAGCTGGGAAGACAAAACATGTAATAATTATGAGAAAAAGTATTTTAATGTTTGGTCTTACAGCTCTTCTTATGAGTTGCGGTGGAAACAATGCAGTTTCATTAAAACCTGAAACTACTAATGTAAAAGGCGACCTAAAAGAATTTTATGAGGTTGTTGATAAAAACTACAAAGTAATTGAAGAAGGTATTAATAACATTGTTAATGTTGAATTAAAACGTACATCAAATGAATTTGCATTTAATCCTAAATCGGGTGAATTTAGATATGGTACGTGGTATGGTAATAATGGAGAAGAAATTATAGTTAATTTTGGATTTGAATTACTTGATGAAGAAAACAATGTAATACAAACATTGAAACCAGGTGATAGTGGATGGTATGGTACTGATTATGAAGATATAGAACCTTTGTTAAAACTTAATACTGACGAAACAGGAACATTGAAATTAAAAATAGATATAGAAAATAAACCTGTTAAATTTAGAATTCTATCATCATTAAATGAATCTAAAAGTACTGATTCAGAGGACACAAAAGATGTAAGTATAGAAAATAACTCAATAACAAATAATGATTCATCTAATGACTGGGATAATACATTGGATGAGTATGAGAAATATATTGATGAGTATATTAAATTCTACAAAAAGGCACAAAATGGTGATACATCAGCACTTACTGAATATGCTTCATTATTAGAGAAAGCACAATCATTATCAGAAAAATTAACCAGTGCACAAGGTGAGTTAACACCGAAACAAGCAAGCAGATTTTTAAAATTACAACAAAAACTTGCCAATGCAGCAATATAAAACTATTCATACAAGACAAAAATAAAAGTGGAGATTCCATTTTGGTTTCTCCACTTTTTTGTTGGTCTCCAGAACCTTTCCATAACAGATATTACATCTAATATTAATGTTATAAACATAAAAAGTCCAACCACAAAGAAATGTGATTGGACTTTCATTTATTTAACATAGTCCCACTATAAATCATGAAATTTGAGTAGGTTGATTTTGTATAATGCTAAAAGGATAGTCCAAAAATCATTGATTTTTAAACTATCCTTAAAATAATCTCTACGTGAATTTATAACCTTCAAAATAGAAGATTATGAAAATAAAAACGAAAGAGAAATGGATAAAGTTCTTGATAAGAATAATTATCAAGAAACTTGTAGAACAAGTTTTTGATTTGTTCTAATCCATTTAGGAACTCTACCCAACCGTGGAGTTCCTTTTGTTTAATTAATTATACTATTAGTCGCCATTCAGGTTTTTCCAAAAGTTCTCCATAGTATAGACGTTCTGTACTTTGTTGTAAGAACGCATTAAATCTGTTGCTGTCGCTCTCTTTGCGAGTGTTGTATCTAAATACGAACTCTTTGCAATATTTGGGCAAATGCTTTGGACTTACCAAATAATAGATACCGATGATACCACGTTTGAGTTGGCTCCAAAATCCTTCAATAGAATTGGTATGAAATCCATCTTTATTTACATATATTCCTAAGCTGTGTTCTACAACTTCGTGTATGTATTCATTTTTGACTTTGTTGTAGCCACTCCAACTATCAGAAATAACCGTAGAACCTTTTCTGACAAGCTCATCAATAACACCAAGCAAAACTTTAGAACTTGCATTTTTGATAACCTTTGCATAAACCAAGCCATCAGAAAGTAGTCCCATTACGGGTGTTTTCTGTTTAGTGCTTCGACCTTGTCCACCTCTGTTACGTTTTGTCTTTCCACCAATATATGTTTCATCAACTTGTGTCATATCATTGAAGTTTGCATCATCATCCTTTACGTTGTAACGAATACGATGCAGCATGAACCATGCAGTTTTCTGTGTCACATTAATATCACGTGCCAATTGACAACTACTGATGCCTCTTTTATGTGACAAGAACAGATAAATAGCATAGAACCATTTTTTCAATGGAAGGTTGGAACCTTCAAACATAGTTCCTTGTCTCACTGTAAATCGGCAACGGCAATCCTTACACTTATAAAGACCTTCAAACTTTCCATCCTTAGTCAATTTATAATGATGTTCAGATATTGAACCACAATGAGGACAAATAGGCTTTCCATTCCACCGCATATTCTCCAGATATACTCTGCAATCCTCCTCGGTATGCAGAGTGTCAATCATGTGAAGTAATGAGTGGAATGTTATCATATAATTCTATATTTAGTATCACTAGTGTCCAAAGAAAATCTTTGAACGGTTAATATTTAAAAGCAAACTCCAGTTGAACAGGTTGATCAAATACATCCGGCAGTTTTTCGGGGCCATTGAAAAGGTCTCTGATTGGAGTCTTGTCTGTCAGGACTCTGCTCACAACTCTCAAGACATTGAAGGTCGTCCTCTTGAGTTCGCAGTCGTGCTCGACAATGGCTACCAGGCAGTATGTGATAACCGCAACATAGATTTGTATCCTAACAGCGTTCTCGGTGTTTCCCCAGAAGGATGTCACTCTGAGATGCTGCTTTATCCATCTGAAGAACAGCTCAACCTGCCATCTCTGCTTGTACAGCAAAGCTATATCACTGGCCTTGAGTACAAAGTTGTTGGTCAGGAACGTGAAAGTTCTCTTCAGTTCAGGAGCATAGTAGACTATCCTCCTGAGAGTACCGGGATACTTCTTCTTGGTCTGATAGCCCGTGAGGCTTATCGTCTGATCAAGCAGAACGTTATCCGTGTTGTCCAGCAAGTCTTCTCCGTCCACGATTTCGTAGTTGAGATGAGACTTCTGTCTGATGACGAAGTAGGAGTCGATGATGTTGATTCTGTACAGTCTGGCAAGGTCATAATAGCCTTTGTCAAAGATGTAGAATGCATACGGCTCATACGGAATGTCATCCATCGCATTCACATCATGGACTTTTGCTTCCGTGATATGAATATAGGTTGGTATCTGAGTCACAACGTCGAAAAGTGTGTGAACCTTGATTCCTCCCTTTGTTTTTCGGAAGAGTGCCCACTGGAACAAACTCAAGCAGAGGTCAATGGTGGTGGAGTCAAACGCATAGAACTTTCCATGCAGGACAAACTCCCTGTCCAGTCTCTTGCTCTGAGCAAGATTGATCATGTAGTAGGCGAACTCTTCAAATATCCTGTAGTCCCGGTTGGCATTCGCGTAGGCAACATTGCTGAGCTTGATGTCTCCGCTGCCAAATCCGAGATGATAACTCTTATTCTTGATGGCATCAATGATACAGATTACTTCCCTAAGGCTGTCGCAGCTGGAAAGTTGTCCGTACATCATCACAAGAAGCTGATTCCAGCATGTGAAGGTCTTCACATACTTGTCTCCACTGTACTTCTTGACGATTCCATCGAAGACTCGCTTCGGCAAAAACTCAACGAGTTGACTGAAAAGATATTTTCCGCTATTCATGCTGGCCTGTGTTGTTTTCAGGACGCGAATTTACGGAATCAATTCAAATCGACACGCGCCATTTTTGCTTATAACTAATTCATTTACAATATATTACAAAGAACTAAATAATTTTTCTTTGGACACTAGTGATTTAGTATTTTTAATTTCAATAGAATTATACCCGCCACATTACGGAAATTGCATTTTAAATGTTAAAAAATCATTCATTGATGAATTTTCTTGTTTTTTCTGAAATTGGATGGATAATACTTATGTATAAATAATTTATAAAACAATTTTAAAATGAAATATTATGTCAGAACAATTAAACACAATGAATGAACAGTTAATAACAGCTGGTGAAGCAGCAGAAGTGTTAAATACAACACTTGAAGATATTCCATCTAATAAATGTATCACAAGAGCAGAATTTGAACAACTTGCTGGAATTGTAGAATTAACAGTAGTTCCAACACCATCTGATGCAACTGTAAAATTAAATGGAAATGTTGCTAAATCTATAAAAGTACAAAAAGGTACAAAAGTAACTATTGAAGTTTCAAAAGAAACTTATCAAACACATACAGAAACGGTAACAGTAAATGAAAACATGACTAAAAATATTACACTTTCACAAGTTCCAGATGGCGCATATAGACCTACTGATGCCCCAAATGGTGTTTATATCATATCAACAGATGGATTTGCTTATGAACGTTCTGTATGGAAGACATCTGATAATAGCAAGGCAGTTGGAGTAGGGGTAAAAACAACGAAATGTTCTTTTGTAATAGCTCCTGTAGAACAAACTTCTATTCAATGGAGTGGATATGGTACATTAATAAATGGATGCACAACAACTACAAATTTGGATACAGCTAAAACTGATTATAAGGGAAAACAAAATACAGATGCAATTATTGCACAATTAGGTGTTTATGCTGCTATGGCTTCAAGTTTGGGAATGAATGAAATTATTTCAAATGCAACGGCACAATCATTGTCAATGCCAAACACATTACAAATAAATGATGAAGTTATTTCAGATGAGCAGTACCAATTGTTGATGAATAAACAACAGTCTGGAGAAACATTAACAGAAACAGAAATTCAACAGATAAACATTTACAGAAATAACCAAATTAAAGTACAATTTAAAGAAAAATATAATATACAATCTGATGTTGTTTTAGATTTGGTTATTTCTGAAATACGTTTACAATTTAAAGCAATGATTAATGCACAACAAGAAATTATGACATTACCAGAATTAGAAACATCTACAACATTTCCAATAAATTCAAATGATGTTGATAATATATCTGATGAAGGTATTATGTTGCTTGCTTCATCTTCATCAGAACAATATGCAGCAAATTATTGTCGTAATTATACATTTAAAAATGGAAAACAAGGTTATCAACCTGCATTAGGTGAATTGTATGAAGCATATCAAAACAAATCAGAAGTAGATGCTTGTATATCATTAATTGGTGGAAAACCTTTGTATGACGGTTCAATAAGTAATTATAGAAAATGGAGTTCAACCCAATACGATAGCAAATACGCATGGTACTTGTACTGGGACGACGGCGCCATCAACTACTACAATAAGGACCACAGCAACATCAACTACTGTGCAAGGCCGTTCGCAGCTTTTCAATAATCAATTTACCAATTAATCAATTTACCAATTTAAAAATTTTCAATACATGTTAGCAAGTGAGTTACCAGTATATAGAGATACTTATGAATTAGTAACACTACTGTCCAATAAAAGTTAGCTAATTGGTCTTTGAAATTATTGAAATACAGTCTTTTAAGCAGTCCTTTAGAA